TTCTTCGCCGATCTTATTTCTTCGGTCGCCGTGTCGTGCGAGGCGACGGCTCCAAGAGGTACGTCTCCGAAGAAGCTCGATGCGTGCAGCTGCTTCGGCGCCAGCCCAGCCACCGTCGTCAGAATGTCATAAATGACCGCAACCGGGTTCTCGCCAGCCCACGTTTTTCCGGTGATCATCGTCATGATGTCATCTTTTGCCATCCCTGCCGTCCACGCTGCCGCCGGGATGGTCAGGACGTTCGGTATTAAAAACTCCTCGGTAATGGCCCCGGTGAAATTTCCAAGTCCGGGGGTTTCGACCTCAAAATCGGCCCCGTTTAGAAATCTGAACGTCCAATGCCCCAGCGGGCACCGGCTCCCGATCGTTACCTGGCTCCTGTCCAGAGCCCCGCCAACATAGAGCCGGAGCGCCTCGCTGTACTCCACCCCAACCTCGCCATAGGGGAAAACTGTCGGGAGCAGCTGATAGTCTGCACTTACCACAATAGAGACTGCAGCCGTGGCCGTTGCCCCGGCCCCATCAGTTGCCCGTATCGTGAAGTTCGAGGTTCCATTGGCCGTCGGGGTCCCGGAAATGACACCGGTGGAGGCATCGAGGGTCAGTCCCGCCGGCAGGGAACCAACGGAAACGTCCCAGCTGTACTCGCCGGCCCCACCGGTGGCCCGGAGCGTAAAATTATACGGGTCGCCGGCTATGCTGCCGGGCAGGGCTGTCGTTGCAACCGCCAGAAACCCGTAATAAGCTCGCAGAAAATCAAAATCGGCAGACCCGAGAATGTTGGTCGAACCAGCATCATCGGTGCAGGCAATCAAGCCGATTTTGTATACCGCCGTGGCGTTTGATTTCGTGGAAAAATTTGACCACGAACCGCCAACTGCCCTATAAGAAAAATTGTAGGTGGTCCCGACCCGGCGGACCCTGAACTCCATCGTTGTCGGCTGGCCTAATGCGTTGCCGAAATTATTATTTGCCCCGGCGTCATAAACTCCGATTCGTGTCGACAGACGGTTATATCCTAGGACATAGCCACCACCGACCCCGGTGGATCCGAGAATGACCCCGATACCGAAATAAAGCTGTGCCACAGAGGGCATCAAGGATGCGTCGATCCTGGCGATAAGACAAAAGTCGCCGGACAGGGAATCCGGGTTTTTAATGGCAAATGCGTTGTAGGCATTTTGCGGAAACGTGTTATCCCAATAGAAATAACTAATCTGCTTGTTGGTAATGGAAAATCTGCAGTATCCCTCGCGGGCTGAGAGGCTGACCGCACTGTTCCAGCCAATGTCACCTTCAACCTGTTCGTAATCTGTCGTCCCTGCAGCACTATCGAACTCGGTGTTGACCTTACCGACAATCTGCAGGGCCATGTCCTGAGTGGCATATTCGCCCTCTGCGTTGGTTACCCGGACCGTGAAGCTGCAAGACTCGACCGTGGCCGGTGTCCCTGAAATGACCCCGGTGGCCAAATCAAGCAGGAGCCCAGCAGGGAGGGATCCGGAATCAATCGTGAATACCAACGGAAGCTTATTAAACTGGTCGCCCCAGTCGATGGAGCTGGTCAGCTCCCCCTCCTCCCCAACGGTCATCAGCTTCAGGGTGGAAGAGGAATCGGCGCTGACGATGGTTGTATCAAGAAGCAACTTCCGCGAGTCCGCAATCGTTATCCGTGCACTGCCGGCGTCCAGCTCAGGCGCCCGGACAATGCGCCCCCGGAAAGTGGGCAGCTGCTCGGTGGTCGCCTCGGTGACGTTCAATAGGCTCACGGTGATTTCCAGCCCGACGACGGGGCGGGTCCAGACCCGGGTTTCGACGCCGTATGAATGGACCAGCCCTGGCGAAGCGATGCTAATCTCGTGATAGCCAACGATTCCAGCGGCAGCCGTAAAGGAGGAAACGGTAACTTCCTCGGTATTGGTGCCGTCGTTGATTACAACCACCTCGCCAGCAGCGAAAACGACCCCAGGGACCCCGTACAGTTTCACGGAGGTGGCGCCGGCGGCATGGTCCCTGTCAAGCGTGGCCTCGCATTGGTGGAACGGGGACCCGGCGGTGTCGGCTGAATAGTACCCGTCCGGGTCATTGAACACCAGCGTGACGTCCTGAACCGTTGCCCTGCCACCATAGTCAATATCCATTTCCCGGGCCTGAATGAGGTCGCCAACCTCCACGATGTCGTGCAGGCCATTCAGGGCGACATTCTGACCATCAGGGTCAAGCACCACACGGACGGCGAACCGGGCCCCGGTTACCCTTTCCAGCGCCGCCTTCCATGAGGCGGGTATATAACCGTCATACCACGGCATCAGAGGCCCGTCTTGACAAAAGTGATTGATTTCGTGACCGCTTCGACCATCCCATAGGTATCAACCTCCTCGATGCCGTCGATCAGGGGCACCACATGAAGGTGGGCGGTCGGGTCGTGCTGCATTGCATAGTATAGTTCCAGCTCCACGCCGGCGGCCAGAATAGCGTCCAACTTGGCCACGGTTTCCATGCTCTGGAGGTCGAAGGTTATACGAATGGACTCGACCGGCTGCCCGATATACATCAGCGCCGGTGGGGCGTCCTGCCTCTGGTGCGTCTGATAGCCCTGCTCGATTCGCAGCGGGACATCAAGAACCTCGTCCACGGAGAAGTAGACGGTCGTGGCGCCGTAAATGAATTTAACTGCGCCTGGCATACGGGTTCTCTTTGACCTGATAGCGCCGTGCCCTGGAGTCGAGGCGAGGCTGGATGCTCTGGTCCGCTATCTTGAACCACGTCGCCGGCGTCGTATTGCCGGCGATGATCTGGACTACGGTCTGGCGCTCCACGGCGCTAGCCCGGCTGCCGCCAGCAAGCACGGAGGGGTCAAGGGTGGCATTGAACTCCAGTAAACGGGACGCCCCAAACTTCAAGGTGGCTGCCGGTTTTAAAACCATCTCGTTTTTCAGCATTTTGACCAGAGTTTCATCCGGGGCCAAATAGCCATCGTGGGCAACCGGGAAACCACCGTTGTGCAGAGCAGTTGTTTGGCCCGGCGTGACCACCCCGGTTGGATTCATTACGACAGGAATGCTGACAGGATTCGAGTTTACGGCCCCAATATCAGAAACAAGCCCCTGCATGAGTGTGCGGGCGGCTTCTATCTTTTTATTCAATTCGTCAAATGCGGTTGTGTTGGGTCCCAGAGTTTTAAGCATCTTGTCGCCTTCTTCAACCGTTTTGCCGAGTAATTCTTTTAGCCCTTCAAGATTTGCGCTTTCTCCAAATTTGTCCGACATTGTTTTATATTTATCTGTCAGCGTGGAGATGCTGTCCGTAACCTTATCATATTCCTGTTCCAGCTTGAAAGCTGAGGTATATTCTTTCGCCTGGGCCTCAAGAACCAAGTAGCCCGCCTTCATATCGTCGATGACCTTTTTCAGGTTTTCGGCAGACGCCCTTGCAGATGCGTTGCCGGTCTTTCCTGCAGCATCAAGTCTATCGTATTCTGCTGTCTTTGTGGCAATCTCATAGGCGAGGTTCTGCATCTTTGTTTCCATCGCCGTTAAAACATCAAGCTCAAGTTCTGCATTGACCGCCTTGATATCATCGCTCAAGGTGCGCATGGCTGTGCCGGTCGTGCCCAGAACCTTTTCGACCCCTTCCCATGAGGTCACCGCTAAATCTGCTTTATCCTTCTGGTCGCCAAGAAGCAAGCCAATCCCGCCCATAGCAAGACTCAAAGGATTGAAGCCGCTTTCGACAAAGCCGGCAAAAAGACTGAATAGCCCTCCGACCTTCGGGTTTGCCTCTCCGGCTGCGTTCCCGATGCTTCTGAACAGGCCAGGGATTTCGCTTTTTTCGAGCTTTTCATCTGACGCTATTTTCCAGATATTATCAACCAGGGCGCCCACTTTCGGATTGTATGAATTGAGTCCGGTAGACAATGCCAGCATGGCGCCGTCCAAGGCGCTTACTCCCAGCGCTGCATTAGATCCTCCGGTCTGGACTTCCGGGAATTTGCCGATCAGTCCGGTCTGCTTGTTGGCGAGCGCATCGGTCAAGCCGCGGAGGTTGGTGTCAGCGGCCAGAGCCTTGGTCTGGATTTCGGCAATAAACCCAAGCTCGGCCATGCCCTTTACTTGTTTATAGTTCTCACGCTCATTGGCCTCTTTGAGGGCCTTTAATTGATCGGCCGTCAATTTGATTTTATTGGCAGCTCCGCCCTTCCCATCTGCTCCGGCGGCAGCATTGCCAAGTGCGTCAATCTCCCCGGTAGTGGCTGCCACACCCTCCGGCTTGTTTAATTCCGATATTTCCAGCTTGATCGCTTTTATGCGCTCAGCCAAATTGCCAGCCCTGTCAACACCTTCAGCGGAAATCAGCCCACTTAATGACGGCGACAGAGCAGCCAGACCGCCAGCGATGCCGCTTAAAATTCCGGTATCGCTTCCGAGCTGCTTTTCAAGCTCATCAAGCTGCTGGTTCAGATTGACAAGTTTAATGGCGGCGTAGGAATCTTTTACCTTATCGAGATTCCCGGAATAATCACCAAGCTTCAAGCCAACCCCGTCCAGCATATCGCCGAGCTGTGCTTCTGAATCTTTTAGCAGGACGGTTTCGTCTTTTGTCAGCTGCTTTTTTCCGCGCAGCGTTTCAATGGTGGTCGAAAGTTGCCCTACTTTATCAATATTTTCAGAGGTGGCACCGATCTCCTCAAGCACGCTGGCTTGATTGGCCTCAATGGCGGTATTAATCGCCACTATCCCCGCGGCTATTCCTGCGACAGCCAGAGCAGCTGCTCCAATCGGGGAGGCAGCCAGCGCCAGGAACATTCCCTGCATAACCGCAATGCCTTTTGATGCCGCGGCGATGCCGGCAAACCCGATAGCGAGGGTTCCAATGGAGGCGGCAAACGTCCTTGTTGCCTCCGGGTTGTTATTGGCAAGAGTTACTATGCCAGTCAGGACGGGCAGGAGCGCATTGCCGATATCGATAAAGCTGACCTGAACGATATTTTTAAATGTATCCGCCTGAGCGGAGAAAGTCTCATTCTGGATGGCAAATGCCCGGCTGACCGCTCCAGGCGCCTGGCCCATCTTTTCCATTGTCGCCAGAAAACCATTCTCACCACTCAGGTTCCCAATCAGCGCAAGCAGGGCTTTATTGGATTGCTCGGTAAATCCAATCGAGTTGAAGAAACTGACTCGTTGCTCATCGGACATTCCCTCAACTGCGGCATCCATATCCTTTAGAACTGCAACGAGGCCGCGGAAGGATCCGTCAGGCCCCCATACCTTTATGCCATTGGCCTCAATTCTTCCGGTAACCTCAGGATCGGAAAGCTGCGAGAATAGCCGCCCGAGATACGTGGTTGAACTCTGTGGATCTATGCCTGAAAGAGTTAATTGCGCGACGGAGGCATAAAGCTGGTCCATGGGGACCTTGAGATTGTTTGCGGCCGGCAGAACATTGCCAATGGCTGTAGCTAACTGCTCGTAGCTCAACACGCCAATATTGACAGCCTGGAATTGCAGATCAAAAACGCCGGTGAGTTCAGAAACTGGCAGACCGTAGGCATTGATATTGGCCATTCCCGCGCGCACGGCCGTATCCACGCCGGTAAGCCCCGCTGATGCCGCCTGTGCCGACAAAGCCAGTGCCTGCGTTGCATCTGCCGCTGGAACTCCTGAAGAAACCAGATCATAAAGGCCGGAGGTCAGGCTCGCCATATTGGTCGGGCTGACCATAGCTATCGCCTTAACGCTATCAGCCATCTTGTCCAGGCCGCTCGGATCGAGATTGGCGATCGTGTTGACGTTGGCCATGGCGCGTTCAAAATTCGCAGCGTTGGCCACAGCAAGGCCGAGAGCGGCAGCCCCTGCGGCAATACCGGTATTAACCGCAGTAGCCAGGTCCTTCGCGCCCTGCTGGACTTTCTTGTTTACACTGGCCAGATTGCTGTTGAACTCATCAACCCCGCCCAGCTTCAACACAGCAAGAATGTCGGCATTGTCAACCAAAACACCCATCAAACCACCTTAACGATTGTGCCATCCGGCAGTACAAAAGTGCGTTTCACTGGCCTTTGCTCCAGTGGCAGCGATCTGGTATCTTTGTGTTTTTGGATGTTGTAGATTCCACCAGATTTATATCCGAGTGCATACAAGAGCTTTACGCCCAAAATATCCAGCGCACGGAGTAAAAACTCTGGTAACTCGTTTGACATGATTTCAGATATCCTGTTTTCTGCATCCGGGATCTGCATCATCGACTCAATCAGTAAGGGCCTGCGCGCAGGGTGGCTTAAATCCTCATCCAGCGCCGGGTCAAAAGGTCCCCTATATCCATATCTGCGGGCCAGCCGCTCCCTGAGCATCCACTCCGGGTCGTGGCCCTTTACGAGTTTTTTGCCTTCTCTCCGGTCTTGCTGACAGCAGCAGTAAGCTTCACCCATGCTTCAGCAAGCGTATTGAGTACGGCGCCGTCCGAACTCACCAGGTCGACAATCTCCTGAAGCTCCTCCTTGTTCTCATAGGCTGGACGGCCATCCTCATTCCGGAAATACCTGGGCAGGATTTCACGCATCAACGCCGAGGCGGTCACATTGGAAGCTACGGTATCGGCTGCGGCTTTGTCATCGATCTCTTTTCCGGCTTTCTTGCGCTCTGCCCAGTAATGAGCCCGCTGATCGGCCCAGATGAGATAGGTATCTTTAGCGGCGATGTAAAAGGTGACGGTCTGGCCGTCAACCGGCAACTCCACCTTTACCCGGCGGGTTTCTGATTTATTGGCTGCTCTGATGATATCTATTGCGCTCACGTTCCTTGCTCCCGTTTCTTTGGTTAAGCGAAAAAGGCCGGACTCTTTGGCCCGGCCTTTAGTGCTGGTTTAGGCCGTGGCCTTGGCGTAGTAGACTTCGATCCTGCTTCCCGCAGCGGGCGCAGTGGTGAAGGCAAGGCTGGTCCCGGTCAGCTGGATCCCGGTGGTCTGCAGGGTGGCGATATCCGCACCAGCGGCCCTCACCTTGAGATAGACACAGTTGTCCAGAACCCAGCCCAGATCGGCCAGGTTCGGCCGCGCGGTGACATCGGTGATGTCCAGCGGGGTCGAGGAGAGCGTATAATTCAGGCTCGAGCCATCGGCAGTGAAAATGTCGTAGACCATCTCAACGCCGCCCTTGGCGGGGAACGGCAGGAATTTGCTATAAAACGGCAGGGTTACGATGTGCCCGTCATTGCCGAAATTCGGCGCCCAGTCTTTCAGGATCAGATCCGGGCAGATATAGCTTCCGGCATGGACACCGGACGGAAGACGGTAGGCTGATTCCAGATTGATCAGCGGCTTATCCTCGAACGCCAGCGGCATCCCGTAGACGCCGCCAGCGCCCCAGGTCTGACCAAGAAGCGCGGGAACCAGGGTCAAGGCGTCTTTGAGGAAGATCTTCACATCGACGTTATACTCGGGCTGCAGCATGATCTTGCGGCGCTCTCCTCTCCCGCCCTGCTGCATACCTTCGAATGTCTTTTTGTAGCTGACCGCCCCGGGGGTAACATCCTGCACGCCGTAGATATCGACTGGGACCACCGGGGCAGCCGCGGTAGCTGGATTGACCAGCGTGTAGCGGTGCAGGGCGTTCTCGTTGTCGATAAAAACTTCCTTTACCGGAGCGCCCAGATTGTCGGTGAGACTCATGGTACACCTCGCTTAAAAAGTGACAATAAGTGATATGGTTACTTCCCGGCGATACTCCAGCGGATCTTCCACCGGAATGTTGCGCGGGCCGGTTGATCCGGTTACGATTATGCCGTGCTCATAAAGCGTTTTATTGGTATAGGTCGCTGTGCCCAATGTGACGGTAAACTGGGTATTATAGACATCCACATCCCCAAACAGATCCAGAATGTGTCCGGCGGCGATATCACACTCCTCCACCCCGCCTGACCCCTCATCGCCGCCGGAGTTCCAGCACCCCAGAATGATCTCCATGGTCACCGCCGGCCGGCCGCCCTGATGGGCCAGTGTGCCGGTCTTGATTGGGGTATCGACATACAGCAAGAGCTTCGGAAAGGTAAAATGCTCGGCCTCGGGATAGCCATAGACTACCTGCCAGGAGGACCAGGGCGCAGTTGCAGAGGTCAGCTTGGCCAGCAACGCATAAATGACCTTCTGAACATCAGAAACCGAGTATTTCCGACGGATTGCCACCGGCTTTCCTTATCCTGGACTTGATTAAATATCGCTGCCGGTTGATGATCGCTTGCCGGCGCTCGGCCACCGCATCGCTCATAAACCGCCGGGGCCTCATTCTTTTGGTGCCAAAATGGACGTGTACCGCATAGGGGGCCTTGTCTTTCCGGATGTAAACCACACCGCGCGTCAGATCAAGTCGCTTGAAGGCTACCGCCTGGTGCAGGTTGCCGGATATCATGGTGACCGGGAGCTTCCCCGGGTAGGGTGATTTCGTCCTGGCTTTGTGTTTCATGCCGCCCAGGTTCTGCGTGACCTTGCGGCTAAGCTCGTCCATACCAAAATCGATAGCTTCCTTGACAGCCTCGGAAAGCGCAAACTTGACGCGGGTGCTCTTGCGCTCCCAGCCCGACAAGTCAATTCTGCAATCTGCGTTCAGGGACATTAGCTGATCCTTTTGAGTATCGCCCACTGGGCGCACACATCGCCTGTCATGAGATCTGTAATGTGCCAGACTTTGTACTTGTTGCTGCCCACGGTAATGCCGGCATCCTTTGCCAGGGCTACATACGCGCCAGTGAAAACGTTCATGGTGCCGAGCATGAAAAGATCGGTCTGTTTTACCTGGCCAATGATCTCTGCCGAAAAGTTCTTGGCGATCTCGCTTCCGGCAATTCCGGCCTCGTAGAAAAAGGCTTTGATGGAGAGGGTAGTTGCCGTCCGGCTGATCAGTCCGGTTCCTGCGCAGGAGGCCGCTGCCGGATTCAGCCTGTGCCACTCCGCGCTATAGGCGCCGCGCTCTGGGGTGCACGGGCAGGTGGTCCCTGAAACCGTCTCCATCGAGGCGGTCACGCCATAACGGGCAAGCCCGGAGGCCACCTGTGTCCACCAGGATGGCATCAGTACTCCGCATAGTTGACAGTCCGGACCGAGCCGTAATCGCTGGAGGCGACCCCAAGCATCTCGAGGGCTTCCTTGCACTCAGCCTTCAGAACAGCCAGGATCCCGGTTTTATCCTGGCTGGATATCGGCTTGATCTCCAGCGGCCCGGAGGTCACACCCGGCAGCGGCGCAGAGGTCACGACCCGCATGGCAACAAAGGCGATCTCGGCAGCCTTGGCAAATGCCTGCCTGGTGCTGTCCAGGGTAGCTGGACTAACTCCAAGTTTCGATGCCATCCACGCCTCTCCGTAGGGGATAAAAGACGGGCTGGCCAGCACGGTGTCGGAGACCTCCACCGATGACAAAGCCAGCCGGTTGCGCACATCGGATGCCGAGATGAAATCAGCCATTTACTCGTCCTGCTCGCTCTTGGGTTTCGGCCCCGGCTTTGCCCTGGGGACCTCGTTTACTTCCTTGATCGCGCCGTCCCGGATCAGCTGCATCCAGAAAGGCGTCCGCGGGAGAGTAAAAATCCTGTGCGGATCCTCTTTATAGGCCTTCCCGCTGACCTTCAACAGCACGCCGTCGGAACGCCGGATGATCGGCCGGGTGACCGTCACTTTGAGTTTTTCCATCATGATCAGCGCTCCTAGTATTTGCCGGTGGTGTCGGCAGCCTGATAGGCCGGCATGTACAGGACCAGGCCAGTGTTCAGGGTGAGCTTGTACCAGCGGGCCTTGTTCTGGCTCGAGAACTTGACGCTGTCCCACTGGGTGATGTAGTGGGTCGAGGAAGCGCCTAGTTTGGCGCCGCTGGCGAAATATCCGAGTCCTGACGAATCCACGCCGGCTTTGCGGGTATTGCCGGTCTCCATATCAAAGACATATTGGCCTTGATAGAGGTTGATCTTGATAGTGTCGCCGTCACTGGCCCAATACCAGAGCCCGGTGTTTCGATTGATGGCCGAGTTGGTCGCCGTGCCAGAAATGATCGGGCTATTCAAAATGGGTGCGGTGAAGGTCTTGTAGGTCATGGTCATGGCGCCGCCCTGGATGTAGGCCAGTTCCTTTTTCCAGGTCGTCCGCGGCGGCCGCGGGTCGGCAGTCTGGGCAAAGGTGGCGGCCACAAAAAGGGCCAACATGAAAAAGCAGAGATATCGTTTCACTGCCTGGATCTCCTTTAAATGAGGCCCCGCCCGCTCCATGCAGGCAGGGCTATCGGGTTAGGGTTAGGGAACGATATCCAGGGCGCCGATGCCGTTGTTGTCAACGACATTAAAGCTGCCCCATTCGGTCACCACCGTGGAGACCTCCTGGGTGCGGATCAGCTTTTCGGTCTCGCTCATCTGGGCAGTGTCGGAAGTGACGTACTGGCCGGCACGCTCGGAGTCCAGGCCCAGGAGGATGTTGCCGGAGAGCACACCGGCGACATTCCACTCGAAACCCTGGGGCATCGGAATGGAGGTTGCGGCCCACTGGCTGGGCGGATTCTGCATGTCCGAGAGCATGTCCCAGACCTTCTGCATGTCGACCTTCAGGCCGACATACTTGTCGATCTTGTAGGGCTGTTCCAGGGCGCTGCAGAACTTGATGAAATCCAGCTTGACGACCGTGCCGGAGGTGGTGACATCGACGGTCAGGGCATCCTTGAGGCCGTTGGAGTTGCCGTCGCCATTGAGCATTGTCAGGATGAGATCGTTGGTCTGGTCCACACCGATCTGATCCCCAACCCGCTTCAGGATGAAGGCGTAAAAATTGATCGGGGCCATGTAGACCTCTTCGTATTTGAACCGGAACTCCCGCCAGAACTTGTTGATCGTGGTGGTCACGCCGGCGATCGTGACGGTCGTGCGCGGAGCGGCTCCACCGATACCGGACTTGGCCAGCTGACGCTGGGCTTCGGTCTCGGTCATGTAGAGCTTGCGGTATTCGAAGCCCTTGACCACGGCGATGTTGGTGACCAGCTGAGAGACCAGTGAGGTCCGCAGTGCCTGGGCATGGATGGTGCGATCGATGAACTCCGGGAAAAGGACCGCGGTGTCGGAGACCTGAAAAAACTTCTCGATGCGATCGGTGAAATTACCGAAAGCCTTGATGCCATACTCGGCCAGGGTTAGCTCGTAGGCATCCATGGGGACCTGCTTGCCCTGAGCCTGCATGTTTGCTTTCATGGCCAGACGTTCAAAGTTGGAAAAACCCTGGTACGGAGTCGGCTCCAGGCCTTTCTCCACCCGATGGTCTTCCAGCCACACGCCGAACGGGACGCCCTTCAGCTTTGCTTCCTCATACATCCCGCTTTCGAGTTTGATTTTGTTTCCCACAATAGAACTCCTTGTTGATTCATGGTGCGAGGGTTAGCTGAAAAGGCAATCGACCGTTTCGGCCGAGGTATTGATCGCGATGACGGTTCCGACTGTGGCCGAGGCGTCATTCTCGACGTACTTGTAGTCCGAGCCCTCGACACGCACCTTGCTGCCCAGCGTCATGCTAGTGCCGGTCCGGTAGGGCAGGGTTTTGACGATGTTCTGCAGGACCTCCACACCCAGGTCATAGGTGCCATCGGCCTTGTTCAGACGCCAGGAGGTGATGATCATCGCAGGCGCTTCCTGATCGGCCTGCAGGCTGACCTGGTAATCGGCCGCGTTGGAAAATTTCACGAAGTGGCCATTGACGATGGTGCCTGCCAGAACCATCGCATCGATTGCGGCCTTGAGGGTCGCATCGGCCTGGACAGTTAGTTGCAGGGGTTCGCCAACATCGCCGCCACCCATCAATCTTGCGGTATTTCCCATGGTACAGATCTCCTGAATAATGATTGTGATTGTGGCTTGCCAGCCTTACCAGGCCTGGCCGCCCATGACGACTCTGGCTTCTCTGGTCTCGCTGCCGCCGGTGTTCTCAGGGAGTGCCCCGGCTTGCGGATGCTTTTCCTTGAAAACCTTCTGGTAGTCGGCCAGCCGCTCCTTGATCTGGGCTACGCTCAGGGTTTTGAAAGCTGCCCGGCGCTCCCCGACCTTGTCGTGCTCGATCAAGCCTGCCAGAGATCCCATCTTCAGCGTCTCCTCGACCAGGCTGTCGAGATATTCGCTGGCCAGTGCAACAGCAGCCTTGGCCTTTTCGACATCGCCAACAGCGGCCTTGAGAGCATCGAGCTCATCGGCTGCCGCTTTGCGGTCGGCCTCGGCCTTGGCAGCCTTCGCCTCGGCAGCGGCAGCCTTCCCTTCAGCCTCGGTGACCTTGCCCTGCATACCTTCTGCAGCGTCGGTCAGAGCCTTCAGGCTTTGGGGGTTTTCGCTGTCCAGCTCGAATTCCTTGCCAAACACTTTTACTTTGATCATTTCCTGATCTCCTTCATCGGGTGATTTTTTTGAACCGGCGCCGTACTGACTGCCCAAAAACACCAGCGATCCTTCCAGGGCCTCGGTCCGCCTGGCGCCACCTTGGTACTTGTATTCCCGCCACAGGAGGTTATTACTTTCATCTGTGACTTCTGCAGCACGCCCTGCGGAGAATCCAATCGAAACATGAGTGTTGATGCCCAGGTCGATCTTGCGCGCCCAGGGCGATTCTGCCGGCATATACATCCGGACATCCAGAAAAGCGATGCTGCCATCGATGCCGGCGATCTTTTCCATCTGCCGGCGAAGGCTTTCCGGATCCGGATGATCGGAAGCAACTGACATGGCCTCATCGACTGCCATCTTGACCACGTCGGCGCTGTAGAACTTGCCCTCACCCGGGGGACCCCAGGAATGGGCAATCAGGAATTCTTTCCCGACAATAGTCTTCGCGAACTGGTTCAGGGTGCCAATGGTGAAGCGCTCACCGTCCCGGTCGACAAAATTATGCGCCAGATGAAAGCCATAGGTTTTCACATCCTCTGGCTTGAATTCATCCGGACGTACCATGAAAGACCTGATTAGCTCCCATTCCTGGTCGGTGGCCTTTACCGCTTTGATCTGGGGCACTGCATACTGGATGATGCGTTTCTGCATAACGGGCATCGAATACCCTCTAAAATGAAAAAGGCCGCCACAACCAGGAGGCAGGAGAATGCCCGTGGTTGCAGCGGCCCGTTTATTTGGTTACCGCGATGATCTATTTTAACAGAACATTGACGGCAGGAATCTTGGTGAAATAGAAGGTGAACTGGTCCTCACCGCTGCCGTCATGGCGCAGCTCAATGGTCGCCCTGATCCCCTTCCGGGAAATCTGCTTCAGGATTCCGGCGATGTCTTCCACGCCGTATATCTGCTCCTTCTTCGGCTGCGGGTCCGGCCCCATCCTTTTTCACCTCCACGGAATCATCTTTAAAATATTTTGTTTCGGGCGTCCGGGTCGCTTCCCAGGTGGGCGCAGAACCGGTTCTGGCGCAGAGGTGAACGGATTTGTCGCCCGCCGGATAACAAAAACGCAACCCGCACTTTGCACAGACTGCAAAAGGCATAATAAAACCCTCTATTTATACCCTGCACCACTTTGGAAGGTGTTCAGGCAAATACTGTACCATACAAATGTTTCGGCGGCTGGACATAATGTCTATGGCCTCAGCCAGCTTGTATATAGTGTGGCACTTTCATGAGAGTCTAGTAGGTGTCGAGTAGCCATCCACCACCTATCAATTAGTCCCAAAGGCATATTATACCATGTTCTTTGATCATATATTCTTTACATCTTGGACATGGATAATATCGAGGCCACGGACGGATATTGTGCCCTCCACACCTTGGGCAAATGTTAAGATCCTTGTCATACTCAGGATCTCCTGTTGGGCCGGCCTCTCCATACCGGCCAATCAAAACATCAACAAGCTCCTTGCAGTTTAGGCAAGTCATTGTTTTGACTACCGCGACCATGCCAGCATCCCTACCGCCGGATACTTCTGCCATATAGTCGCATCCCGGGCATCTAAATCGGTATATCGAACCCATAGCAAAACCCTCTCAATAAAGTACAAGCAGACAGAATTATTATTCTTGAGTTTCAATCCGCGGTTCGTTATGATATCATCTTTGTAGAGACAATAATTAGAGCTTGCTGGTAATTATTGACCAATTGTCTTTGTCGCCTCCCAATTCTGGCTCTCTAATGGCACAATGCAGTTATTCTGGTTTTTCCATGCGGGCCAAATGTGGGGACAGGGACCGTGACGGCAGGTGTCTTTCAGGTTCAGCCGCTGGTTTTACAGCCTTTTCCGATGCGTTCTGACGACCTATGATAACCAACGCATTTCAATGTAAACGTTATCAATCACAGGTCCTGTCCATCAAGAAAATGCTCAAAGTGGGCTCTTGTTTCAGGATCTACGAAGTAGAGCGTGCAACTCTCCATTCCACGCATCAACAAGGTTCGATAGATCCGCTTCAAGTATGGAAGAGCGATCGATGGCGATTGACCACTTAGGTCCCGGCTGTAGTTCTTCCTCGGTTGCGCAACCCATCCTGACTCCGCGCGCCATACGAGGTCATCGCCAAAGATGACGAAGATGTGCTTCATCTCGAAACCCTGGACGCTGTAAACAGTACCGATCTGTGCCTCTCCAGAGGGACTCACTGCCCAGTATTTCGCTTCGGGAAGGTCCCCCGCTCTACGGTTGTTCTTCAACTCCCATGGCATCTTGAAGTCCCCAATTTGGACGTCTTGGACGAGTTTCCCATCCACGGGGTCACTCCAGGGCCAGCACCATCCGGCCATCATGCGTGCTGAATTGGGCGAGCGCTTATTCGCTTCGCTAGCAAGATGACGCAGTTGGTGTGGGGAATCGGCGATCTTCACCCGGTATGAGGTCGTAACTGGAAGTTCAAACAGTTTCGGCTCCTCGTTGATGCCAAGCAGAGCATCAAGCCAATCAACAAACAGGTCACTCCCCCTACAACGGAACTGGTCGGGCAAGGCGAACTCCTTAAGGTCGATCTCCATCCCCTCCTTCTTCAACTTTGTGACCAGCGCTCTCACGTTCTTTGGGTGTCCTACCTCGCGCGGGGATATGATCTGGTTCTCATCCATGAGAAGTACCAGCACCCGCGCAGCACGAATCAGTTCTTCGAGTTGGCTAATGGTCGGTCGGAACGCTTTCTTAACTTTCGGTTCCGAACGCTCACGAATACGGTGCGCCTCGTCAACAATAATCAATTGGTAGCGATCTGGTGGCGTGTCCCAGAAAGCATCTGTGAACCTCAAGAGCGCTCGTTCTCGCGGCAATAGTTGTCGGAGACTATGCGTAAAGGCACCGGAACCAGACACAAGAGCAAGAAGGTTGTCTTCTCGGAGATCTGGAAGTGCGGCTGCAAACGCATTCAGCGCGACCACGGATTTCCCTGTACCTGGCCCGCCTTCAACTAGGACGACCTTCTTCCTCCTCGACTGCTTCGTGCAAACACGCACACCTTCAAGAATTGCGTTCTGCGCTGATTGCTGTTCTCCAAGAAGGCGGAAAACCTGCTGACCACGAACAATCTCATTGGCATGTTCCAGCAACCGGCGCGACGGGCGGAGTCCAGCCTCGTCGATACGGGTTCGGATGGAAGCTCCTCTTCCACCGCCGACACGGGCGCACAGAAACTCTCGAAATTGTCTGACAGCATTCTTGTCGAAGATCGGCGTTGAATCGAGCAGTTCCAGGAAGTGGCCGCTGTAATGCTTATATTGGAAATGGACAAAAAAGGGCATAAATTTAAGGTGTATCAGGAACCCAGGAGGCCCTTATGTCCGAGAGAAAACGATTCAGTTCTGAAGAAAAAGTTATGATCTTGCGAGAGCATTTGGACAACAATGTCAAAGTCTCAGATCTGGCTGCAAAGTACAAAGTCCATCCCAACATGATTCTACGCTGGAAGAAAGAGCTTTTTGAAGGGGCTCTGGATACTTTCTCCCAGAAGCATAAGAAAAATGGTCAGAATGCAAAAGAACAGAAACTCGAAGAGAAGATCAAGAAGATGCAGGAAGTGATCACCGAGATTACTACCGATAATATGGAGCTACGAAAAAAGTATTTTGGGGAGATCTGAACGGGCTTTGGATCTCCCCTGACATCCGGGACCAGATTATTGAAAGGATTAGCTATCTCAAAGAACGAACCGGTTTGACCATAAGATATTTGTTACGAGTTCTGAGGCTGCCGCCCTCCAAGTTCTATGATTGGCAGAAGCGGCTGGGGAAACCTAACGCTCACAATGGCAAAGTTCCACGGGATTTCTGGCTGGAGCCGTGGGAGAGAGCCGCCATCATTAACTTTAAAAAAGATCATCCGGATGAAGGATACCGGCGATTGACCTACATGATGCTGGATCAGGACAAAGTCGCGGTCAGCCCTTCAACAACCTATCGTATCTTGAAACAAGCCGGTCTGCTTAACCAATGGAATACCAAGCCGTTAGGAAAGAACAAAGGATTCACACAACCCCTGCGAGCCCATCAGCATTGGCATACGGACATTTCTTATGTGAATTATCGCGGCACCTATCTATTTCTGATTTCCGTTCTGGATGGCTTTTCACGATTCAATCTCTACCACGAACTTCGCCAGCACATGCAAGAGTATGACGTGCAGATGGTGGTGCAAAAAGCCCGGGAAACCTTCCCGAAGGAGAACCCGACGCTGATCAGCGACAACGGTTCGCAGTTCCTCTCCAAAGACTTTAAAGAGTTCATCAAAGCCAATACCATGAAACACATCCGGACTTCTGTGCGTTATCCGCAGTCCAACGGCAAGATTGAATCCTTTCATAAAAGCATCAAGACGGAATGCATCCGACGTCAGAGTCTGCTCAGCATCGAAGATGCCCGGCATAGGGTGGCTGAATGGATACACCAGTACAATTACCAACGACTCCATAGTGCGATCGGCTACATCACCCCCAATGATAAGATCGAAGGCCGTGCCGAGACGATTTTCAAAGAGCGAGATCGCAAACTCCAGGAAGCTCGCGAACGAAGAAAAAAGAACTTTCTAATCAACCATTCCAGAGCTTTTTCGCCCGAATCCCCTCGCACCGACAGCTGGAGGGGTGAGGGCGAAAAAGCTGCTCTTGTACCAACTTATTTTTAATCGCCCGTTTGTCCATTTTCCGTTGAACCATTACACCGCCGACAAGATCTGCTTCCAAGTTCGTGTCAAGATTAAAGCAGAATGCGCATCCCGCTACCGTCGGTGCACGCTCCTGCTGAAACGCCGCGTAGTAGTCAAGCATGGTCGTACAGTAGGAGTTGACCTGAATCGCTGGATGCTGGTGAACCCCCGCAAGGCCCGATACGAGGAAATCGTCGGTTGATGTTGCGCTTGCCTGCGACCAGGCCTTTAACTCGATTATGACGAAGAACTCTGTCCCATCAGGACTGGTGCCGCACAAGGTCGCGTCGGCTCTAGGTCCGCCAATGGGCATCCGCTCCTCAAGAGTGATGACAGTATCCTCTGGCAACAAGGCAAGGGCCCCCACCAAACGAGGATATGAGTTTTCCCATGACCGTCGCTCACCCGGCCCAGGATGCTTGCCAAATGCATCGAAGTACCCTGTCTCAACTCGATCAAAGATGGTGTTGAGGGAGAGTTCCTCCCGGAAACGAGACAGGGGTTCCGAGTAGGCGTAGTTTCTCATGATTCGGCTCCCACTAAAGTTCGCGTCGTTGCCAATCGCTCGACTTGGACACAAAAGCACGGCAGCAAGTCTTCGACGCTATCATTATACAAAGTCATCCCAACAGTTGAATCGCGGTAGGCTATTCTACATTTCCGGTGGCGGGCGCCGCGTCCGAGGGGCGAGCCCCGAGCTTGATGCGGCAAAGCAGAGGTCTCATGACGTCGATGCTGCTCTGGGGTATTAAATCGCGCAGCTCTATTGCGAGGCTGGGACGAGGGCTAGCCCCTCGGCACAGAATCGCCAACAACACTCGCTTGAACGCTTATTCGTTGAACTCTTATTCGTTAGGGGCTCAACCTAAACCATATATTAATTTCACAACAAGTCTTAAGCAATTTGAGTTTTGTTTTCAGGAATGATGTTTCAATTAATATTGACACATTTTCGTTAGTTTGCTTCTAATTCAATTTCCAATATTATAAAAATAATTAAAATTTGTTAAAGATTATTTTGATTTTATCTTCGAAGCCATATACTTTGTAGAACAACCGGTCATATTTTACTTCTTTCTGGTTTTCAGTTGTTTCTCCTTTTTTACCCATATCTACTGTATAAGTAATTGTTCTTTTAATGACAGGCTCGATGTGTTTGTTCGGTGTTTTATATTGAGAAATAAAATCAACCAACTCTAGTTGTTGGTAGATTCTGTCCTTGTCTTGAGAATTAATTTCTAAGGAGAATTCCAATATTAGCTCTTTTAATGAGTACGATTTAAACTTTCTCAATACAACTGGCGAACGATCTGAACCGTGGATGGCTGCTTCATACTTTGCAATTTCAATCTCTGCTGAATCTCCAGATGAATAAATTATTTTACCATCTGCAATTATATTCTGCAACATGCCCTTTCGCATTGTAAGTTCGTACTCCAGCTCGGCTAAATGCGCTTCTTTTTTTCTCTTCTCCTCGCTAATTTGCCAATAATTAATAAGAAAGTATCCCAGGAGAATGGGGAATACAATTGTTAATAATTGGTAGATATGTTTTCCAATTTGTTTGATATTCATAGGTGACAAAGTTAACATTTTTTACCTATTAGTAGAATTCGCTTTTTTACTATCCTAATCGCGGCGCTGACCAGTAGCCCCCGCAGGGAGCGTATTATTTTGACAGCATTGTTCTGCCCAAGTGGAGCGCGGGCTCAGACACTGAAGTTTGCTTGGTTCCGAATTGCGACTTAGTCTGATCCTGTTAATTTACACAAATTAATTTATAGTCTCTATAGTTCCGAAAAATAACATCTATATAACTGTAAAATAGGGTTCAATCCTTATCTGTTTTACCCTGCAACTGTCGGAACTCGGGTTTTTCATGCCTGATAAAAGAAATTACAGAAACTTGTCTCTTTTTGCCATATGATTTTATTTCCTATTTTAGAAAGAGTAATCATTGTTTTTTACTTACTATCTGGGAAGGACATGCTGGCAGAAAAAGGCAAATTCTTCATCGCTGATGTCAAATTTACCATTAATAGCTAACGGCAGCACTTTCAGATAAGTCTTGATATGTCGCTCCATTCCAAGGTTTGCAATTTCTTCAAGGCTGTATTCGTTAGCTTCTTTACCTGCAACATTTATGTTTTTTAGTGAACAATGGATTTGCTTAGCCCAATCCAAATACCTACTCGCTTCTGAGTGAATGCCTCCCCAGTGAAATACTCTTGCTGCTGTAAAATAATCAGCAAGAACAAATACTTGAATAAGTGAAGTGTTTGAGTAAAACTGGTGGTAGAATTCATTCGCTACTGTGCCGCAGCCAGCAGATATAGATCCTCTCAATGGGTAGGAGTCGCTAGCACTAGCAGGCATTTTAAATATAACAGCAGACGCATATACATATGCTAACGAGAAAAGCCGGAAAAAGAGATCCCCAGATTTGAGTTTTGACAAAAAAAGAATTTGTGAGATACACTTACCAATGGAATCTACATAAGTGACATTCCAATTCTCTCTAGGGAATCTTATCCCCATGCTAGCACCCTTGATAAAAATTGGCAGGGCTTCATCCCCTCCTGGATACTTTGTATTAAATTGTCCTCCTGTAAGCGCATGCAGAAGTGGATTATTCTTTTCTGGGAAGTTATTATAAATGTTTAATATTTCCTCGGAACTGACTGCTCTCTCTAATCGAACGAGCAGTTGACCATATATGCTCCCCAGCTCAATATCCTGCAGCTCTATCACAATTTTGCCTTTTTTTTTAATGAGATAGCATAAAAATTGCTTAGTGCTCTTAAGATTAATGATATATAATGATTGGTCCGCCCTTGTTTTTTCTAATATTCTGATGCGGCTTTTAAATTATCTCCAGTATTCAATGTCAATATGTCGATCATACATATGCAAAACTACTTTTTCTACATCGTTATTTTTTAAGATGATAGTTAGGCCATAGTTCTCGTAATCAAGATCGTAAGAGTCTGTGCTTAATCCTTTAAGTTCAATCACAGATTCTATGCGTTTGGAAATGTGCATTCTCTTAGGAGCCATTTGCTTATTATCCTGCCAATACGGGTGGCTTCCATCAAGATTGTAAATTGTGACCCAATATATATCATCTATTTCTGAAAGTCCTTTTATTTCAACAAGGCGATTATTGCCTTTTTGATGCCCTGAGACATCAGCTCCATTAACATAACGGACATGGTCTGTTGAACGAAACTGGAAGTTGTTTAAATCGATTTTCATTCATCTGCACCATTTGTTTGTCATGAGTGCTAAATATTAGCTTCATTGCAATTCAATCACAACAATAAAATGTTAATAAAAAAGCCCAATCATCACTCGATGACTGAGCCTCCAATTTCCCACCATATCCCCTCCCGTGTATTTCTCTGATCTGTTGCCATTTGGCCGAAGAACCGGAGAATAATGGATCAATTTAATAATATTATACACAAAAACAAGAGTTTTTGCGGAAGTTATCTATTTTCATTTTCATCGCCATAGCATCGTAATTCTGAAGCGATATGTTCCCTTGATTTTTATTTCTGGCGGATTATCTTAGAAGTATAACCGTGAAAGGAGGTTTTGTATGATTGAAGAAGACGATCTCCCAGATGACGACCCTGCGGTCGAATACTGGATTCCATTTATTCGGAGGATGGACAAAATCCCGAGGGAATACCAAATGGCGATCATCGATGAATACCTAAAAGTAGAAAATACCGGAAAAGACATGAACGTTGAGAAAATGTGGGATCTGCTGCTAGCGGGTGAAGATGAAGCGAAATTGACAGCCGGGAGCCTGCCGAAGGCTAATTAAAAAGCGCCCGATCGGGGAGACCGGGCGCCTGGTCGCGCCTAAACCTATCATTATCATCCTTGGGCAAAGCATACTTATTTCGTTGAAACCTAATTTATAGATATTTCATTCGATTCCTTTCAGATATTCTATTAGCTTCTGTGGCATTTCTCCTTTGCGAAGAGATTGCCAAGAAATGCCCATATGATTGCTTATCTCGTCAATATCTAAGATATAGTGCTTATCTAGAGGTCGCAAAATTTTATTTTTTATTAAAGAACTTAATACTTTCCGACCTATTTCGCCTTTAAGAACCCTTTCATGTTCAATTTTTGGTTTAAATTTTGCTAATGTGCCTCTGCTGTGAGAGCGGAATTCCATTAAGATTCTTCTCAAGCGAAAATATTTTTCGCGTATCATTGGATCAGAGGGCAGAGAAGGTAAAGTCATTACATATTGTATCGCGGGAAAATAAATGCCATCTCTTTCGCGTACTAAAAAAGTCAACGGAATCCCGTTGGAAATGATATTTTTTAATTGTGCATTTAATCTATCACAAGTGAAAAGTACACCTTCATTTGGGGTTGCGCTTTTTATTTTCTTAATAGATAATGAGTTAGCGAAAATGTCAATGCACCTTGCATTAATTTCTAATGGCGCCGTCAATTCGATTTCCGCGTCTGAAGCAATTCTAATATTACACGGCACATCAATAAATGCACCAGAAATGCGGCTGCCTAGATATAAGGTAGAATCCAGTGAGATTGTGCTTGAGAAATTAAATTCGTTAATAATAGATTTGTCTGAATCCCGAATGATCTCGATCTGGATTTCGATATCGGCGTTAGCTTCATCGACAACTTCTATATCACAAGCCATTCCAACGACACGGAGTTCTACGCTTGAATCTAGAGATTTAAATTCCATCGCTGCTCCGAGCAAGGCATAAAGCGATTTAATAGGTATTTGTCTATCTTTGAGCAGAAATTGCATCATATAAATTAGGTGATAGCTATGTTTATGCGAGAAAAGATATTCATTCACAAGGTCAAGCCATTCAGAATTATTGGATGATATTAATGTAGCCAATACCATTGCTTCAAAGACGGCATTCCTGAAATTATTGCCAGTAATGAATGGATGCTCACAAATAAAAGTAGACAAATGTTCTTCATATTTTTCATCCAAATTTGGATCGTTAAAAACCTTTATAGATACCTTTCTGCCCAAACAATGTGCTATTAATCTTATTGCTTGTTCCTCATTATCAAACTTTGTTTCTATGTTATCAGTATTTTGTGGCCCCCCCGCAGCTTCAATAAGCGGTACGACAATATTAGGCAGCACTTTCTCCTCTCGCTCACGCTTAAGTATATAATCAGCAATTCCATAAAGCAGTGAGATTTCGAAATTTTCGCTTTCGTCATTTAATATTCTTGATATTAATTTATGATAATTATGTTCTTGTGTCAGTAAAGTAACTATAGCATCGAGCACAGGCGGATAGCCAATGAAAGACATGAATTCTTCTTCCTGCGCCTTTAAATCTCCGATGAATTGTTTGGTCAACTTTTCCATTATCTTATTCCGCGCTTCACAATACTGCTCAGCATATTGGGAATGCTGCATCTGAGTAAATGAATCGATATATTGTTTGGCCCCCTCAGTTGTAAAAGGCAAAATAGTAATCAATGCCGTCGAGATACCTTTCTCTGTCAAGTAGAACCAACAGTCATCAAGAATTTGTGTCCTTCCCAGCAAAATAAAAGTAGTGCATGTTGCGCCGTTGCATAATTTAGCAATATCATCAAGGAAAGCTTCAAAACCCTTTTCAGTAGTTTTTGAACGTCCTTCATCTATGCCATCAATTATCACACCAAATCTACCGACGGCTAATCCCTTTAGGACATCGCCGATATTACTTAAATCAAACGATTCAGTTAAAATCCCTGTCAGAGTATTTGCAGCTACAGGTTGATGCTTGCTTAGGTCAAGAATAGGCAAAGATGTGTCAGCTGATAATTTTTCAGCCAGGGTAGTTTTCCCTGTTGCTCCTATTGCAGAAACAAGTAATAATGTAGGTTTCTCGTCATCAAATACTATCTTCTTAAAATTTGGCTCTATGTAAGGTCGATTCAATTGATCTGCTATGTAGAAGCTCGTAGATTGGCTCTTTATTTCTATCGGATTCTTATTTGACGAAAAAATAGACTTTACATTATAATACTGGATTGCTTTCATTTCAAGAGTCCTTCGTTAATGATTATCAGATTAAAAGAACTGATCAGGAGAAAATGAAGATTGCTTTGATTTTGTATTTTTACGAATATCAATAATAAGCTACCTTCTGCATAAAAAAAAGCTCAGCCATCCTTAAATGACTGAGCCTCCAATTTCCTCCATGTCCCCTCCCAGGTATCTATCTGATGCATTTCCGCTGCCGTTCAGAAGCGCTGAGAAATTTTACTAATGTAATAATATTCTCCGTAAAATCAAGGAAATTTGCGGAATTGATAAAAAAAACGCCCGATCAGAGTGGGATTGACCGGGCGCTTGGCTGCGCTAACCGGAATAGGCGCAGAAGAAAGGGACTTCTTACTCCATTTCAATCGTAATATAAGAAACAGGAAGACAGCCGTAAGGGATAAAATCCCCATTAAGCAAAAGTTGGATTTCTTTTACCTGGCTAACGCTGCCCCAACCCCCTCAAATATCTGCCTGATCTTGGCACCACAGGTAGCCCTTGACGGAGATCGTTCTGTTCGAATTTGCTTTTCTACTTGTGCCAATGAATCGAGGACTGTCGTATTAAATACCTGAATTGACACTTCTCTATAATTCCCTTTTCGCTTCCTGTTTTTTCTTTTTCTCTTCTGTAGCTCAGCTCTGGTTTGTACTTTTTGAACAGTGAGAGTTTGATTATCTTTAAACTTTATAACCAAACCGACTTCATTTTCTTTTTTAATCGGCATGATTCTCCCTTTTTAATAATAAAATCGAATTAAGGACATCATAGATACCGTCAGCAACGCCTTCAATGCAAGCACTATCGTATTTTTCTTCAAAGCCATTTGTACTGCTGCAATCAACACATAAAAATCCTATAAGTGTAAAAGAATTTGCATCTTCTTGGTCACATGGTACAATTGGTACAACTAGCTCGCTCTTATAAGGAAGGATTTTATCATAATGTGCGTCTATGCTAGTATTTTTATAAATGCCGGATTTGATTGATTTTGGAATATCACCATTAATGTAGTAATGTTTGCTAATTTTAGGATCTGTAGCACTTACCAAAATATCATGAAAGGCAGAATTTCCCACTATTGTATGATGAATTTCCTTATATCTATCAGTATCTCTCTCAAAACTGTAAGAGTCTCGGCACAGATTGTATACACGAGCATTCATCGCTCCGATATTAATATTACTATCACCTGTTACTTTTATTGATACAGAATAGTTATTAATACTCTTATAGTTGAACAATTCTCTTAATTGATCGCAAACAAAAATAAGTGTTTCCAGTATTTGACGAGAACTTGGATTTTCTTTTTTTCTGAGTGAATGTACTTTCGCAAACGCATTTTTCAGAAAAATAATTGCTTCCCCGTATTTAATTTCTCTCCGCGTATTATGAAGAAAGATCGAAATGTTATTTAAACTTCGTAGCCCAAATCTCATTGAGAAAACAATCAATAAACCGATTATACCATAGTAAATTGATTTAACAAGTGGTACTCCAAGGGCATTTTTTGCCAATAAAAAAATAGCAATCGCCCCTCCAACGCTGCCAAAAAAAAACTTAATAATCCCGCCCTTGAATGTCTCCAAAATACTTATGGTAATTGTTTCCTTAAAAGTCGATGGTCCCATGCTCAACCGTTTCCTGCCTCCGCATTTATCCTTAGCCAATTCCCGCTTTTCTCTTCCAAGTAAAAAGGCCCATTATTACTACAATGGGCCTACACCAGTTCGTACATAACCCCTCCCACACATTTTATAGAAACCTTTATCACATAACTTCAATATATCCTATCTTGCCAATAAAAGCAAGAAAAAAGTATATCCAATTATAGTAAAATTGATTCTCAACAAAATAGCTTTTACGGGTATTTTATTAATAAGTAGTTATTTTAACATTATTAGTTATTGTTTATTATATTATTACAACTCGTTTTTCCCATTCAGCATTAGTAATCACTTCAATATGCAGTAATTGCCGGGGAATTTGCACCGAGCACACCGATCCCGACTGCAGCTTCAGCACAACTGTCCCGAAAAATCCCAACGGATCGTCTACCGACGGGTCGAATTTCTTGCTATTTTTGCCTACCTTGTAAGTCCTTCAGGCAAATACTGTACCTTGCAAATGCGTCTGCGAGTTACAAGAATCTCAATTGCCTCCGCCAGCTTGTGTTTGTAGCTTGGATGCTCCATTATAGCGGTTACCCGCCTCTCTGGTGCCAGTGGCCGCCATTGGCTCACCTTATATCCCCACCCTATCACATAGCCGCCGGCCGCCGCTGCAATATGCAGGATCCCGGAGTCCTTGCCAACTGTGAACAACGAGCGCCGGCAGAGCCAGGCGATTTCCGGCAGAGTGAGCTTGTTGCGCAGATCGAGTGCAAACTCCGGCAGCCAGGTCATGGACAGCGGAGCGTCATTTCCCATAAGGATGATCCGGTCAACCTCCCCGCGGGCTTTGAGATGGACAAGGATCTTGTATAGATTGTCGGCCTCAAGGTCTGTGACGTTTTTGGGATCACAGCGGGGTATATTGCGCAAGTTCACAACCACTGAATTGCGCAGGTCCACCCCTCGAGGCAGATCATACTCCTGCGGATCAAACCACAGCCGCGGCCAGTAGCCGTCCTTGACAAAGGCATGCACTTCGTTGGTCAGGATGTAAGGGATTGCACCTGCCGGTGCGGGATTCAGTGGACCGGCGTTGTCGGCCCAGAACACCCGGTCAGCTCCTATCTTAGAGGCTATTCTGGCGGTGCCAGTGACATTCAAAATTTCAACTCCGGGATGAATGCGGGAAAACTGGGCCATCACAAAGTTTTTGAAAAGATAGTCTCCTATCCCAGGGCCTGCCGGGCCAAACATGACCGTGCTGCCTGGAGCTGGCTTGGGGAAGCGCCGGGAATGTATGACCGTATAGCACAGGGCGCATTCGTAGTGACGCTCATGGTGCAGGACTTCATCTCCTGCCGGGTAGGTCACCTTGTTGCCACAGATGGTGCAGGTGTAGGATGGCATCAGGGTTTGACCTCCAATGGGAATGTCCCGCCTTGTGTCGGCTGCAGCTCTTCACGGATTCTCTGCAGTTCCTCTTTACTCCAAGGCTGATCGTAGGGGGTTGGCCGGGTCCACCGCGGTTGCAGGTCGCCGGAATGACCTCCGCGGGTGTAGGTGGCAATACGCTCGCACATGCAATGCGGGTGGCTATCAGCCACTGGCTGTGGCCCTTCCCCTACCTTCCACACTTTCCCGTCAAACCATGCGCAGACCATGCAACAGCCAGGGCCAGCTTCCCACTCCTCGTATTTGCAGCCGTTCTCCTGGGCCATCTTGTCAAAAGCGAGGTTCGCGGCCAATGTTGCCTCGGATCTTGCGATGCGCTGCCAGTACCAGGCCGCGCCCTCGCCGATGATGTCATGCAGCTTACGGCCCACTTCAATCGGCCATCGGCCCTTGTAGCTCATATCGATGAGCATGTCCCGGACCTTGTCCAGCCGGGTTACAGCAAGCTCGGTTGTGATCCGGGTGCCTGCCTTCCGGATCATAGCCTTGAAGTATTCCTTGTTGGGATCCGGCATGATCATGGTCAGGATCTCGTTTTCGCCGGCGATTCCTGATATTTTCTCGTATTGATTTCGCGCCTCGACATCGAAGGCCATGGCCAGAAACCGGATGACAATCCACTTGATTGTGGTCCAGTCCAGCCCATCGGTCAGCCCTTTACCGGTTCTGGCATAATCGGGGCTGAGCAGATCCTCCATCCATTCCTTTACCACTGCCCGGAGGCGCAAGTACATCGTGTCCTGATAGCGGAAGGGTTCGCCACCCTCAGGAGAGTACCCAATGACGATCGCCCTGCGCACCTCCTCTATCGATGGCAACCCCAATATCCGGAGGATTTCAGCTTCGGCTTTGGAGGTCCGGTCCATCAGTGCCTTGAAAAACTCCCGGTGGACCTTGGCCATCTCCAGATTGCGGTGCTTGCGGGAGGCAAACAGGAGTTCATTGACGGAAGGCCCCTTGGTCCTGTGCAGCCGGTGTGCATCACCGCAACCGCAAAGATCATCCTGGGGAGCAAATAGCCCCCGGCGTATAGACTCCAGGCGGAGGGTTTCATCAACGGTTATCATTCGGCCCTCGATAGCATCACTGCAATCCGGGTCCCCTTGGCGTCCTGATAGTTCTTTGCAATAGCCTCCACCCCGCCGGCGGCCTTGACCGATTCTTCTGATTCAATACCATTTACCACCAGGTACTCGACAAAGGCATCTGCGGTAATCAGGCCCGCATCCAGGAGGGCGATACGGGCGTTGATCTCCTTTTCCTGGGCAGTAGCATTCTGCAGCCGGGCCCGGGCGGTCTTTTCGTCATCCTGCAGGTTGACCGGATCCCATTCATGTTGCCATTTTACACCGTTCAGGCCATTGAGTACAAGTGCGGTCGTGAATACCCGCTCGATGATAGGATCCAGCCTCGATCGGCGCGTCCAGACCTCAGAGGTCAGCATGTCCGATTGCTCCTTGGCCATCCGCTCGGTCGTCGACCAGGACAGGCCGAACATGAAGGGCGGCAGTCCGGTCCGTGCGACGATCTGCTCCATGGTGATCTTGGTCGGCACAGTCAGATCCGGCAGCTCGGCATCACCGCCCAGGACCTTGACCTCCAGCTTGCCGTTCGGGGCATAGCCGAACCCCAGGTCCATGAGCCCGCCGGCTTTTCTGGTGAGCATCGCCTCCTGGAGGTCTGCCGCTTTGGCGCCAAGATCAGCCTTCAGATCATCTCCGTTCTGGCCATCGCCGGCCATCTGCAGGATCAGAAATGTCGGATCCCCGACACGCCATGCGGTCGAATCAATCGCATGCTGGATCCGCATGATGGTCTTGACCACTGCCGGCAGGCTGTTAAGCAGGGAAACTCCCTGGGGGTGGCCATCACGGAGATCGAAGGCGAGGTAGTAGATCAGCGACTGGTCGGCCATCTCTACGGGCTTGAATCCGTAGCGGTCCATCTGGCCAAGAGAAAGCTTGCCATCGCCGTCGACCATGAACCTGAATTCATTGGCCCGAGCTACCTTTAGCCGGTCAACACCTTTCAGCAACGAATCCGGGACCAGCTCACCAATGCCGAAACCTTTTGCAATGGCAGAATCGGCAAGCTGGGTGATAAACGAGTTGAATGAGCTGTCCACCCATCCAACCCGGACCTGTTTCTTGGTAGCCTCCAGCACTTCCTGGGCCCTGGTGTTGCCCATGGCATCAAGGCGAAAGTCCCCGATCAGCTGAACAAGTTTAATGATCGCCACATCCAGCACCGGCGAAACCTCCCTCATCAGATCATACAAATCCAGGCTGCCACGTACTTCGATGGCGCCTGAGAGCCGGCTGATTACCTCTCTCTGCCATGGATCGATCGTCTGAGCCCGGCGGAAAGTGGTGCGCGTGGTTGTTCTTCCAGCCGGGGCCTTGCTCTTCCAAAACTGCAAATTCATGGTATGATCACCTCTTGTTTTTAACAGAAATTCCATCCCATTGGCCGGCCCTCCAGGGCCAGTACGTCAGTGCCACAGCATCGGACTTGTCCGGGCTCCTGCCTATGCGCGCCTTGATATCCTCTTTCGGCTCGATCTTGATCTTGCCGTTGGACTGTACGGTCCAGTGAATTTCAGTCAGCTCCTGCGTAAGCTCATCATCTGGCGGCAGGGCAAGTTTCCCACCCAGCCGTGGATCCAGGGCATCACGCAGCAGCCAGTAACAGACCGCGCGCATGTTTAGAAACTCACGCTCCCCGGTCGCGTCCTTGACCCCCTCGGCGCTTTCGCTGAATTTCGCGGACACAGAGTGTACTTCCTGCTCGGCCAGACGGCTGTGCACACCGGCGCCTTCGCCGATCGTATCAATAAATGCCGTTCCGTCATGAGCGATCGCGTTTTTAATCTTGCCCGCGCTTACCATGTGATCAGCCTTGCTGTAAACCTGCAGCTGGGCGATATAGTCCTGGCGTCTGGGGGCGAATACCGTCACATCACGCCCCATGCCGGCAATATCACAGCCGAGCAAAAGCTCGCCACTGGCATTTTCCGGTTTTATCTCAAGCCACCGCTGGTTTGCCGCTTCGATCCAGGAGAGGGGAAAAAGCTGATCCTCGCCTTCCCGCGGGAACTCACCCATGACCTTTACCAGGAACAGATCCCCTGGGCGATACCACTGGCCCTCAAAGCGGAAATCATGCAACCCGACCGGGTCAGCCTCTTCAGCAGAGATCCGGGTCACCCAGCCTGGCTTCTGCAGCTTTTCAGCCACCCACTCATAGTCGACCTGACCGGGGATAAGGATCTTCCTTGCCCTGACATTGGGCGCCTGCAGGCAGGACAGTTTGTGTTTGGAGTATAGAGGAGACCTTGCGCTCTGGAACGCTTCGCCAATGGTCCTGTTGGGATTAAACACAATCAGGAGCCGTGAAAGCGTTCCGGTTAAAACCCCGTCTATGGCGTCAAAGGTCTCCTGGGCAATACCTGAGGCCTCGGTTACAACCACCAGGATATTGGGCGAGTGAAAGCCGGTCCAGGCCTCCGTCTCCTTGTCGCCGGCCTTGAAGCCGATTAGAAACCAGTCCTCGGTGTTCATGCGAATCAGACCGGACAGCAGCTCGCCGCCAAGCGGAACCCGGGCGTTGCGGTGGAGCTTGCCGATCTCGGACATCATGATCGAGTTTACCTGCCGGCCGGTTGGAGCGGTATTGATTACTTTCGACGGGTAGTGATTGAACAGGAAGGCCAATGATATACAGGCCGCTGAATAATCTTTCCCGCGAGAGTGCCCGGACCTGACCGAGGTGCGGCGGTTGAACTGGACACTATCTACAATACCGCGCTGCTTGCGGTCAAGCCTGACCCCAAGGATGTCACGGATCCACGCATTCCAGTCGTCCCGGTATTCAAGTGGATTTCTTCTTGTTCCGCTCGGTCTCAATCTGTATCCATTCAGCATAAGTCGTTGGCGATGCCAGATTTCCATCGATTTCGTGCTGCTGCCGCTCGATATAGCCGCGATCACGGCCCAGCTTGGCCAGGGCAAAGCCGATCGCCCAGTTGTCCTTCATCTGGACCTTCTCATACAGGGCGATCTCGGCCCGGTCGATAAGCTTGCCGCGCCATTTGTCCCGGACTGCTGCTACATCCGGCGACCGTTTAACCCATGCCAGGATCGTTGTGTGCGAACAACCCAGCCGTTCTGCAGCCAAATATACTGCGCCCATGCTCGCATCCAGGGCTTTGATGACATCTTCCTTGCGATAAGCCATTGTATATACCGTTTAGTCGATTTTTTCCGGGGTCTTGCCTGTCGTATCCGCCCATCGTTGGAGTGCCACAGCGACATATGGGGGACTGATTTCGATTGCGCGGCACTTCCGTCCGAGATTCTCGCAGGCGATGATTGTCGTGCCGGATCCGGAGAAGGGCTCATAGACATAATCGCTGCTGTGGTTCCGGATCGGACGGGCCATGCATTCCAGCGGTTTTTGTGTTCCATGGCCATGGCCGCTGTCTTCCCTGGCGGGAATGGTCCAGAGCGTATTCTGTTTGTGGTCGCCAATCCAGTGCCCGTTGCTCCCTTTCCGGAAAGCATACCAGCACGGTTCATGCTGCCAGTGGTAATGCCCGCGGGATAATGCAAACCGGTCCTTGGCCCAGATGATCTGGCACCTAATTTCAAAGCCTACGCTCTCGAGCGATTTCTGCACTTCACTGGCATGGCGGCCGGCGTGCCAGATATAAGCGACATCGCCTTCGAAGAGCCTCCAGGCAGCCGACCAGTCGACGATGTCGTCATTGACGACCTTGCCCATCTTGCCGGTGTGAGTGCTCAAGCCTGCACGCTCGCGCCAGGCAGGATCATATTCGACGCCATACGGGGGATCGGTCACCATCAATAGCGGTTTCTCGCCTTTGAGCACCCGGGCTACATCGTCAGGCTTTGTGCTGTCCCCGCACAGAAGACGATGACCTTCGAGCTGCCAGAGCTGGCCGGTTTCCACACCCCATTTGTCGCGCAATTCTTCGGCCTGGTCCAGCCGGGGTTCTGCATCCTTTGATTCGGGAATCTGGTAGAGACCTTCCAGTTTTGCCAGCTCCGCCAGCATCTGCTGGATACGGGCATCATCGACATGGATATCATGTAGCACAGCATCCAGCTTTTCCTTGTCCGTTGCGGCCAGCTGTGCGATCGGGTCGATCGTGGCCAGAACGGCGATCTCTTCAGCTTCACTCAGGTCGACATAGGTCACGGGCACAGTCCGCTCTCCAGCCCGGTCAGCCAGCTGCACGCGCAGGTGCCCGTCCACCAGGTGGCCGGTGTGTTTGTTGATGATTACGTTCTGGACCCACCCGATTTCCTCGAGGACGCCGGTCAGTGCTTCCTGCTGAGCCTTCGGATGAATACGCCAGTTGTTGGGATTGAACATGATCTGATCAACCGGTTCATCACCATAGCTGATGATGCGATTTCTGAATTTCTGGTTTATTGTTTTGCTCATGGGCTACTATCGTACCTTTCTCCACCCCACCTTAACCGGCGGATTGAGTTTGTATTTGTCGATCTTGGAATGGATCTGCCGCGCTGATAGTCCAAGGAGTGCGGCAGCGTCCTTCTGACACCAGCTGCAGCGCTCGAGAGCGGCCTTGACCATTTGGCGCTCTACCTCTTTTAAAGTCAACAAGTCGAAATCCTTACACAGAGGCATGGGCTCAATGGCTGCATATACAATATCCTGCTTGAAGAGCTTGAGCGCCATTTGCGCAGCAAGGTCAGCCTCCGGGTCCTCTTCGAAAGTGTACGGCACCGAGATTTCCTGCCCGTCTTCCATCCCCAATACAAGTATCGCCATCAATTCTCCACAGCCATATTCGGCTATTCTCTATTTCACCTTTACCGTCAGGATGATCTTAATACCTCACCCCTGGCCCATGCGAAAATCCGGGCCATCCTCGCCTCCTTTTCCGGATCCGGTTTCAGCTGTTTTGCCAGGCGCTCGGCTGCTTCCTGCCGGGCTGCATCCCTTGCTTTCATGTGATAGCCCATGCGGAGGCCGCAGAGATATGCTTTCAGCAGCAGATATTCTTTCGGTTCGCTCACAGGATCTCCACTCGAACGATGACCTTGCCTGAGGGCTCGGCCATCACAACCTCAAGCGAGGCCGGGACCGGCTCGGTGGCGTACTGCTCGATGGAAGCGTCCTCCCGGTACCGGGTCGCTAGCAAATCGGACAGGGTGATTTCTGCCGGGCCTGTAGCGATTGCCTTGAACTGCAGGGTGCAGATGGTGTATGTTCCGGCTGGTGTTGCAGCTTTGTCCGGCGTCAGGGCCCGCTCGATGTAAAAACCATCCTCCCGTGGATTGCAGACATCGTCGCTGCCTGTAAACAGGTCACCCCAGCTGATGCTGTCAGAGACATACTCAAGCACGCTGGACCAGTGAAGATTAAAGCCGATCCCATGAAGCGGCGCCGGAGTCTCTGCAGTGATCCGGACGGCGATAATATCACCGATGGTCTTTTGCTGTACCGATGTGGAAAGAAGTTTCTTCAGGATGTTCATCGTTGGGCTCCTGCGTTTCTGTTCATCACCATCTTATCGATCAGATTCACGGTTCCGTCTCCGTTCAGATCGGCCTTTTCCGAGAAGCGCAATCCCCCGCGTGAGGATCCTGAACTCACGAAAAACAGCATTTTGTCAATGAGGTTCACACTGCCTGATCCGTCCATATCTCCGACAAGCCGGGGCCCCTCTTTGCAGAGGATAGTGGAGATGGTGTCGCTGGGTGCGCTCTCATTGCCAGAGACATCCAGGGCGGTCATCCAGAACTGCACCTGCTCGTAGAAATAGGTCAGAGGCAGTTGGACAACAGTGATGGTATCCGGGCCCACTGATTTAAAACCTTTACACCCGGGTCCCTGGAAGTGGATCTTGTACCCGTCAAGGTCTGATTCGGTGTTCGCCTGCCATTGCAGCTTGACCGAATCGCCGGCGACCGGGAAAAATGAGAATTTCTCGGCGCCAATTGCGCAAAACACCCGCAATAGCAGGATATCCAGGATGATCAGGGCAGCAATGGCCAGTTTGCATTTGCTGTTTTTTGTCATATCCGCCTCACCAGTGAAATCCCAAAAATTTGTCGAGCCACTTCCAGCCCGTTCTGATCTTGATGGTTTCATCCAGCCGGAACCACCGCCAGGAATTGCGGTAGGTCACATCCCAAACCAGCCGGCCGGTAACCAGTCCGGAAACAAACACAATCCTGGCAGCTGCAGGATCCCACGCCCAGCCTTGCGGCAGCAGCATACCCACAAGCACGAGCCCGGAACGGACCAGGTGTTTGCAGATGTGCCAGGTATCCCTCAGTGGAGAGTAGCCCATGTGAATCCTCTGGATGGTGATGGCGTCCATCACGGCATCAAAGAATCCGGTTGCCACAATGAGAGCAAACAGGGCTGGATGAATGAGCTCTTGCCAGATCATCAGAACAGCCCTAAAGTGCAACTTTTTCAGCCGCAAACCGCTGGATCCGCATGTTCCGTAGTTGTGATCGCAGCGGGAAACGGTGCGTGGTCCTGCCAAGCTCCAGCATGTAGTCCCAGGGGAAAGGAGCCGTATTCTGCAGCAGGTCATAGAGCCATTTGCCCATCAGGACGCTGTCAACGACATGCCCGTTGGTGAATTTGCACTCGAAAACGCTTTCAGCCATGGCCTTCTTCATCCGCTCGCTTATGGCGTGAGGATTCCACTGGGCGGTATGGACAAGAAGGTGATCCGGGAAGGCCTCCTTGCACGCAGCCACCTGGACCTCCACTTTCGAGGCGTTGCGGAAATGCTTGCCCATTGGCCAGTAGGCCTCGATCAGGGCAACCTCGATCTGCCACCGGTTGCGCATCATGACCAGCTGCTCCTTGTACCCGGCGAAGGAGGAGTACCGGATAATTCCGGTTTGCAGCAGCCGCCTCGTTGAAGAATAGATCGAGATGCCGGTTTCCAGTCCGGGGTCGATCGAGCAATAGGTTCTTTCAGCCAATTTTAGCCTCCTGCATAACTGATATTTTCCGGTGATCCGGCATCTTGATTTTTACAATCTCATACTCTGACAAGCGAGATGCCGTGCGGCTGCCCAGCTGCTGCTCAATCTGCTCGAGGGTCATGTTTGAGGTGATGAAAGTTATTTTCATATCCCGATAGCGGCGGTCCAGTAGGGCATAGAGCAGGGTGGCAGCCCAATCGCTTTGTTTTTCCGCCCCGAGGTCGTCCAAAATGAGCAGCGCCGGCCTTTCATACCGCATCAGCACCCCCTCCTCAGATTCGCCGGATGAGCTGTTAAAGGTGGCTTTTGCTTCGATGAGAAAATCAACTGAGCTGACAAAGCGGGCGTTGTGCTGATGGATGCGCCCGGCCTGAACAAGGCGCCGTACCATCGCGGCTGCAAGGTGGGTTTTGCCGCACCCGGTCGGGCCGGTGATGAGCACGCTTTTAGGGGCGCCCTGCACCAGGCCCCGCGCGAAATCGACCAGCATGTGATTTCCAGCGAAATTCTCAAACGAGCTTTCGACAAACCGCCTGGGGATGCCGATGTATTTTAATTCGATTTCCGGGTGTTCTGTGGTCCAACACCGTGAACACAAGCCCGAATCGCACTCGCTGATGGGAATGTCAAAAACATCGCCGCATTTGCGGCACCTATCCAAAGGTTCTTCCCTCAGGGAAGGGCTGTCCATCCCCAAGGCTGGCATTGATTCCAAGAGTTTTTCCATTTCCAGATCCTATCTTTTTTGCGGAGTACTCACGCAGGTTTATCCGGGCCTTTTTGCCGCCGTTCTTGACATCGAACAGCCACCAGACCGTGGCGTACTGGCGCATGAAATCATCCTGCTTGAGCCATTTCAGGGCCTTTTCGGCGGCCTCCCAGCCGATGAGCTTTCCGACCATCTGGGGGCCTTCGCGGGCCACGATGGAGACAAGATCGCCTACGTCGTTGGAAAGTGGTAGCTTATCAAGCTCGGAGAGAAATATCCGGTCGTCCATGCAATAGTTTTTCAGGTGGGCGACGGCCAGTTGCTTTTGTGGTGAGAGAAAGGGTTGCGGTTTTTCTTTTTCGTTCTCATTTCCATTCTCATTCTCTTTCTCATTCTCTTTCTCATTCGTACCCGAATATTCGTCTACCGTTCGACGATTAGTATCCGAATTATCGGCGACGTCAAAATCTGATTTTGTACCCTTACTTTTGTTGCAGGCGCAGCAAATAGCCCTCAGGTTGTGCGGGGCATCACTGCCTCCGTCATTTTTGCTGATAATGTGATCAATAGACATGACCCTACTATCAGGGTAATCAGATTTTGCCGTGAAATCGAAATTATGATCAGAGTATGGGCTAACTCGCAAACCATCGCTCTGAAATACCATCTCTCTGTTGCAGACCGGACAAATACCATCCGCTTTATCAAAAAGGAGCTTCCTAAAATTCTTGTCTGATATCTTCGGGTTTTGGATCTGCGATTGTTGGGGCTTGTCAATCTTTTGGTGTTTACGGAAATTAACTATCCAGAAATAAGTCTGGCGCTGAACAGAATATTCAAAGATCAAAGCCTTCTCTTTTAGCTCACTGATTGCTGCATTTGCCGTATCTATATCGCAAGGACAGTATGGAAAAACGATGGAATTGAGATAGTGGGTATTTCCAACTATCTTTCCTTCATCGTCGGCAAAGTTCAGCATCCCAATAAAGAACAACTTGGCTTTATCGGAAAGCGTCCCAGTCACTTCGTCTGTCCAGAACTGAGGCTTTATTATTCTATTCCGCGCCATCAGAAAGTCCCTTAGTTGTTGATCCCGTCTTCAAGCTCCTCGGCCGTCACCTCTTCGCCGATAGGGCTATCGTCCTCAGCCTCATCCTCGTGGCCAGGGAGTAATGGGCGGAGGGCTCCATCCACATCCTCGCCTACTTCTTCACCGGTGAGGTCAAGGCCGTACTGGGCATTCTCGGCCTCAGCCTGCCGGCAGAACATCTCCATCTGCGGATTCTCGATCGTGATCCGGACAATGCCATTCTGCAGCATGGTGAGCAACCCCACCTGTTCGGGATCCCGTATCTGCCAGCACATCTCAACTTTGCCAAGTGTAAGCTCGGCTTTCTGAGCACGCGACGAGGTGACCTTCGTCAGTGTGCCTTCAAGAATGATTCTATCCATTTCTGCAGTCCTCTCTTTATCTCGATCTTGGCCTGCGCCATGGCCGGGGAATGGGCTCATAACCGTCACGTTGATATTGCTTTTCCCTGGCGATAGTATCGTCAAGGAAGGCTTTCTTGTACATCAGGAATCGGGAGACGCATTCATTGCCGATCCACCACCACTCCTCATCAGGGTCATTGATCTCAACCGGCTTGTAGACTGCTTTTTCGAGCTTCTTGACCTGGGAGAGAAATCCTTTCCAGTCTCCCAGACGAAAGTCCTCTTTCTCCAGCTGGAAAAAGATCCCGGATCCGGATTTTGCGCGATGTATGATCATGTTTGCTGCACCTTGCTCCAAAATAACCGGGCGGCCTGGCGTTTATTATGAGGCGGGCTATTTGTGCCAGACCGCCCAGGTGTCGGGTGGAATTATCTGATCGAAATGCTTTCTTCTGGCCAGATCCGGACGCCGGGAATCATCCGGACGCCGTTCTGGACGGCTTTGTTGATCAAGAAGGCGGACGGTTCGCAGAATTCCCGCGGGACCGCAGCCGGATTGGTGATCTCGTATTTCCATCGGGTGACCGTCGAGGCGGTGGCCTGAGGGGCATGGACACTCACCCTGGGGGCAATAACCACCTGCTCGGAAGTATATTTTTCAGCTTCGGCGATCTTGCGGGCTTCCTCCAGATTGCCATCGAGAATGGCCTGGTTGGTCGCTTCCGCCAGGGCTTTGCGCTGAGCTTCCTGCTCAGCCTCAAGGCGGGCTTGCTCTGCAGCACGCTTTGCCTGATTGTAAGCCAGGAGTTTCCCCCGCAGCATGTTATCCAGCTTTTCCAGTTCACCGGCGAGACGTTTGAAAGGAGATTCCGCAGCAAAGACCGCGGCTTTCAGGGGCTCCAGAACCCTCTTTTTCTCGGTATCCAGGGCCTTCCTGAACACATTCAGCCGCTTGGTGTACTCGGTCGCTTCAAAGACCGTTGCATCGGTTACCTCAATGTCGACCACCGCCAGTTTGAGCTGGCGGTAGTCAGTGATGATCGTCTCAGGTAGCCCTGCGGCTTCGGGGATTGGGATGGCGTCAGGATCGGCGCCGCGTAAAATCATCGTCATGGCATCCATCAGAAGTTCAGCTCCTCGGTTACGGGTACAAGGTCGATCTCTTCCTCCTGGGCGGTCCCGGCAATCGGGTAGGCATTGCCCATTTCTTCTCTTGCCTGCTTCTGGAGCTGCTGGTGTCTGACAGTTTCCATAATGCTGCGGAGGCGGGCCACAAACTCATCCCTGTTCTTTTCCGGGATATCTTCGGGGGAGGCAGCGTTGTAGAAAGAAAGGAGATCGGTGTAGGCCTGGGCGGCCTTGTGTGTGCGGAGCCACTTTAAACCCCGGTCGCATTTTTCGTGGTAGGTTTCAGCCGGCTTTTCCGCTGGCTTCTGCTTCGGCTTATCTTCCGGTTTGGGCTGGGATGCCGGAGGTTGCTTTTTCTCATCGGTGACAACCACCGCTTCCTGCACAGGGTCGCTGCCGGCGAAATCCTCGATGTCCTGGGTGAAGATGTCAGAGGCAGCCGTGCAGGTGAGCATCGCATCGACCAGGGCGCGTTTTTTGGCCATTTTGAGAACAGTGTTGTACTGATCCGCCGGATTCTCGTTTTCGGCTTTGTCTCCTTTCACGCAGATCATCCACTGTCCGTCGATTTTCTGGGCGACAAATCCCTTCCCACCCAGAAGAGAAGGATCCCGGTCTTTCCAGTAATCTTTCGGGACGGGCTTGCCGGTGGATTCGGCGCTGCCCGAACGGTAGCGGTACTTGCTTTCCATGGTGGAACAGGATCCGACTCCGTGCCCCCAGATTTGCCCGGTGTTGATGTGTGTCAAAGCGCATACCACTTCATATTCCCGGTGTCCATTGTGGAGGTCGGTCTTGGTGATGGTGAAGGCCGGTGAAAGCCTGAAGGTGAATCCCAGTTTTTCAGCCCCGGCTTTGAGCAGAGACGGCTTGTCGCCGCAGCCGGGGATCTTGCCAAAGTGCTCGCCGTCCTTCATCACAGAGCGCATGACGTCCTGGATCAGGCCGACCTGGGCGATCAGGTCGCGGCTGGAAAGCTGGTTACTGGCCACGATCTGGTTGGGTTCGATTTTTACGATTTCTGTTGACATTGTTTGGATTTCTCCTTACCTTTTATGGTCTCTGAAATACTTTAAGCCTTTGCTGGTTCGCACCCGGCAAGGGCTTTTTTATTTTTCATACCGCTCATCCCCGCCATAATTGAGCAGGTCTTTCTCGTGCCGCATCTGCCGCCATTCCTGGCATACTGTGGTATCTTTCGGCAGGATAACCAGGCATCTGCCTTTGTCGATCACCCGGTGGTGCGGGTTCCGGGCCAGGTACTCTTCGGCCCATTTCTGCTGCTCTGCGGTCATTGGGCTCCTCCGATGATGAATGCAACCGTCAGGAACACCCAAAGGAAAATCAGGATACCGGCAGCAATCAGCCAGTCCATCATTCCTCTCCAGTTCCAGCCGCAAAACAACGCCCGAACCATTCCAGCCCCATGCCAGCTCAGCCTCCCGCCTCGCAGCAGGCACCTGCTGTGCCAGTAGAGCCGCTCGAGCCGGGACATCACCAGCCTTGATTTTTCCACTGTCCTCCCTCCTCTTTGTTGTGAATGTCAATTGTTATTCTGACTGCCCGCTTCATTTCAGTAGGCTGTCAGCTTGAATACCTCCGAGCGGGGAATGCGCACTCCGCCGGGGGTGACAATGGTGTGGACGTTCTTGTTGCGCATCCAGCGCTCGATCGTCGTCCTCGAGCAGCCGAAAAACTCGACCAGCTCCTCGATCCGGAAGAGCTGCCTTCGTGGATAGGCTGCATCCAGGCAGTCACATAAAGCATCATGTGTGGTGGTGTTCATCCGATTACCTCTTCGGCATACCCGATAAGCTCCTCCGGATCACAATCAAAGAAGGTAGAAAGCCTCATGAGAACTTCCGGCGGCATCCGCATCCCTGCAACATAGCGGCTCAGAGTTGATTCATGGACTCCGATCTTGCCAGAAATGAATCGCTGCTTCATACCATTCTGAGCGATCTTTACTTCCAGTTTCGTTTTCACTTTTCCTCCTGAATTAATCTGAATTTCCGCCATATTATACTGAATAGATTTGACTTTGTCAACTGAATTCTCCATATTATTCATACTATTTCTATATTATTCATGTTGCTTCAATCACTTAATTCCAATAAGTTTGAACTATGATAGATCACAAAGCCACAGTTAAAGTCGATGGATTCAAATCTGCTCTGATGCAGATGGTGAATCGCGGCACTTCCCCCGAGCGGATAGCCCAGATGGCGGGGCTGAATCCCTCAACCATTTATTACATCCTCAACGGAAACACGAAACGGACCAGGATAGAGAATATCGCAAAGGTCGCCGATGCGATGGGATATCGTTTTGAGCGAACCGGCGATGACGTGATACTTGTCAAGGAAGATAGGAAATTAGACGCGGATCTCGACAAAGAGGAACGCAAATTGCTTGCTCTCTACAGGGAACTGGGCTCTGAGGACCAGGATGACGTGCTCGACTTTGTGGAGACGCTATGCAAGATATTGGAAAGAAAGAAGATGAAGGGAACGACCGGGAACGAAGATTAATTGAGGCTTTTCACGAACTTCCAATCGGTTACAAAAAAGTAGTTTTATCCATTCTCGCTGACGCTTATGAACACGAATTTTGCTCTGCCGTTATGCAGGAGGTAATTGTTCGCAGCACGGAGGACGATCTGCTGAATTGAGATGAGGGCTGTGATGAAGAAGATGCTGAGTGTTCTTTTACTGCTTGCCTGTTTCTCCCCCCTGTTTTCCTTGGATGACCCTATTTTCCAGATCCACGATGTTCCCGCAGGACCAAATTACACCGTTAAAGATTTCTATGTGTACCCCTACCTTGACACGAAATATCTATGTATTGCCAAACTCGAGTTTTCAGGGGCAAGCTGGCGGGATTTTGTTAAACTGAATATTTCATTGTTTAAGAACGGTGTCATGGTCGGATCTGATTATAACTACATCGATTTTGTCACCTATGGATCGAGCGGGATGTGGCCAGGATCAGAAACTTTCCTGGATGTATCAATAACAAAAGCCGAGTTTGACAGTGTCTTTTTTAATGTTTCTTATAGCTCTTATAATGATCGTGCGAAGTTCAATCGTAATGCCCTCAAGGTGTTAAGCACTTCGATTGAACCGGCGTACGGCACGACATACAAAATCTCCGGACTGATGCAGAACCTGACCGGGACCGGAATTAAATTTCCAAAAGTATTTATCTGCTTCTACAAATCCGGGAAGATGATCTATTTCGACTATGATTATGTCGATGCGCCAGACAACACGCTCGAGCCTTTGCAGGTTTCCTCATTCGATACCTACGTGGACATGCCGGCCAGTTATGATTCAATAGCTTACGTCCCAAATTACAGCGTCCAATCGACTGGCGACATCATCATCTCCAATCTTGCTGACCTGAGCCGATTCACAGCAGCTCCAAAGGAATTCTCACTCTCCCAAAACTACCCCAATCCTTTCAACGCCTCAACCACTTTCAGTTTTTTTATAGACCAACCCCAGGCGGTCAGGCTCGAGATATTCGACATCACTGGAAAATCGGTCATGATTCCCTTTTCCGAGGCCGTTTCTATAGGAGAGAAGTCGATCACGATTAACGCTGGGGATTGGCCAAGCGGAACCTATTTTGCCGTGCTCAGAGGGGAAAGCCAGGTAGTGGTGAGGAAGATGATGATGGTGAGGTAATGGTGCCGGTTACTTACTGTATTAGGCGGCGTAATAAATTGAATTGAAGGAGAAATGATATGATTTCTAAGCCGGAAGAAGTAGTAAAATCATCAAGCGAACTGCTATCGGATCGCATGACCTACGCCGACTTTTTCAAGACGCGAATGGCTTTGGCAAACGCTTTCTGTGATACTGCCAAAACATATATTCAAATTAGTTCCGCTGCGCTGGCTCTTCCACTACTGTTCACACAAGCTCTGTTTGGAAAATCCGTTGCCGAATGTGGACTACACACGATTGGCAGCGTGCCATGTAGTCTTCTACTGTCTTGGCTTTCTTTCCTGCTTGCCATTGGATTCGGACTGACCTACCAGTGGCTTACCATTCGGCGAATATGGGATCAGCTTCACAAAGACCACTTGACTCCCGAGAATTGTAAAGACTGGGGATTCCGAACAACACCTGGAATACCTAAGTTCGAGTGGCTGAACCGATCCTTTATATATGGAGGGATGGTTGGCCTTTTCTACTTAGGTGCTATTCTGTTCGTAGTCTTCGCTGCAAGCAAACTCGCCTAACACGCGGTTCCAGCACACTCACATTACTCAGCGACATGCTGTTTTCGGGGTTTATGGGATGGAACAGGGAGTTAAATGCGAGCGTTAGGCGGGCAGGAGAATCATTTAAGAGAGCAAGTAAATGGCGATCCATGTCATCATTGATACTTGGACTATAACCGATATTGTGGGCACCCTGATAAGTACACATCTTCATTGCCGGCTAGTGTGTCGCAATTTTCGGGGGTAGACCAAGATAGAAAATGAAAGGCTGGTGTGACAATGGTTTCGGAAGATGATTCAAAGTTACGCGATAGTAATCAGCCTATTGATTATGAAAGACTTCACATTCCTGTTGACTGGGTGCCAGTTCAATACTATGATGCTTACAATATCCTGTTTAGGATTGAAAACACACTAAGACTCTTGCTGTTTGTAGTGCTAAAATCGCACTACCGGGATGAGTGGGAAAATATCCAAATAGCCGACGAGGTAAATCCAGGGACGATAAGAGCTTTGGCTAAGATAAGAAGAGAAGCAGCCCAGGACTTTGGACACCTGGGTTCTCCATCCAATAATCCTCTCTTATTCTTGAATGGAGGAGAAATCGTTAGGTTAATAACTTCCGAGAAGTACTGGCAATACTTTCAGGAATGCTTTCCAGCAAATCGAAAGAATACTCAATTGAAGCTATTTGAAATTCTTTCTATAAGAAACGATATGGCGCACTTCAGAGCAATCAATAGGGAACATCTTGTTACCTTAAAGAACAATATTAACCAGGTATTGAAGAAAGCAGGAGACTATCTGGCGGGTGTTGTTTGCTACGGTCTAATAGGACAGCCAACTAGCATTACGCAGGAGTGGAGTGCTGATCTTGAGAGAATGTCACAAGGGAACGTTCATCTTACTATATTTCCAGGGTCAGAGGGCTGGCTGACCATCAAACTATATTATAGACAACCAATCACCACGATCACGGAACTTTCGAATAGTGACAAGTTGGTTATGTTCAAGCGATTGGAGTCCCTGTCCATACTAGAACACTACAAAGGCATTACAAACAACATTGTCAGCATGCAAGAAACCGTAGAGGCAGAAATGGATGAGGATGATCATCTGTACTTTGATGATTACATTGATGCAGAACTGATGTTCACGGCACATGTTCGAACGATTAACAAGCATGCTGAGGAGTTTGTTAGCGAAGTGAAAAGACTTGTGGCGAACATTCTTTCAGAGGAGTCAGGGAAGAACGCAACGGGCGAAAAGACTGTGCTCAGTGTTGGTACAATACTTTGGTCTGATGGGCTGAACAGTCTCTGGAATGACATAGCTAAAAAAGCCATTGAATCCAGGTTTCCGGAATATTGGGGAGACTACTTTGGTAAAAAAGCGTATGTACCGGAGAATTTCATTATGAGGACTCGATACTTTCCGTGGTTTGCGAAAACCATTACACAGAGGGACAATCCATGAAAATATAGTTTCTACGACCATTTACCTTCTAATCAGCCTCATTTCTGGTCAGGTCTCCTTGAATGGTTGAGACCTAAGGAACTGACAGCGTAGGCATCTGCGGAGAACGAGAGCACAAAGGTTATGGAAGCTGACGGGGTACTGGGCAAGCGCATGAGGGAACGTCTTATATCCACCTGTATGATTATTTTTAACAAGATTAATCTTTGATCAATTAAATTCTCTTAATACATTATGAAGATTAATGGTCTATACCCGAAAATTGCGACACACAGTTAAGCCACAAGATTTGGAATTTCAAACTGTGACGGGACTGCATAGTTAATGGTAGAATGAATTCTTTGGCGATTGTAAAAGATTTCGATGAACTCA